CTCTCTGCAAATGTAGATACATTTAAAATAGGAGGTGCATTATCGTGATTACCTGGAGTGAAGGAAGCAAAGAATGATGTAACACCATTTGCTATCTCCTGTTTTCCTGGCTCAATAATTGAGTACTTACCAGTACCATTCTTGATCTTAAGTTCTATGTTCTGTAATGCCTTATCAGCATCACCACCATTCCTTAAGAACTCCTTTCTAAACTCTAACTCTGCATGACGCTTAGCTTTCTCAAAACTAGGATGTAAAGCAGTAGTTAAACTGTCTTCCTTAAGTGCAGCTCTAAGTGCTCCACCAAGGTCATCTTTAACAATGGATTTGAGATCTATCGTGCTGAAGAGTTGGTCATTCTGAGTTGCCTGTTTCCAATACTTATTCTTTAGATCTGTAGGTACATATGGACCTGTTAGATCTTCACTAGAAAGTGAGTTGTTAAGAGCTAAGTCATTGATATGCTCTCTCCAGTAATCACCGTCAGCTCTACCTTGGACACTCTTATCTAAGTAAACTAAGAATGGTGCAAGTTCTTCAGATGTATGACCACTAGCGAATAACTGATCAATACCTTGTTGTACAACTCTGGCATCACCGTTATATCTCTCAGGGTCATCTAGGAACTTTTTAAACTCAGCTCTCTCCTCTTTTCTTCTACCATCAAGTACAGCTTTAGAAACTTTGGCTTGGTTTTCTTTCTTAATCCTTCTCTGATTCATCAGGTCTTGGACTAGCTCTGGATTAGCAGCCGCCCAAGTCTTATTCATATGAGTCAGCTTAGTCTCATTTAATAGCTTGTAGACATCAGCATCACTAGGGAAGTTTCTTATATTCTGTAGATCTTCAAAGACTTTTAACTTAGCTTCTCCAGCTGAAAGACTTCTACCATCAACTCCTATCTCTCTTGTCTTCTGTCTAAATAGGTTATTAAGAGCTTCACCTCCAGTAGGTGTGTTATATGCAGCTGCTAATACCTCTATATGCTGTGCAGATCTTTCTTTACTTTCTTGTATTGACTCACTTCTTCTAGCACCATTAACAATCTTACTGGTAGCACCTCTCATCTTTTGGAACATTGGCTCCAAGAAATCAGCACTAATACCTTTAAGGTTATGGACTTCTAAATACTTATCTGCAAGGATTTCCATTGCTGCTTCTTTTTGTGCAGCTGTATCAGCTTCCATCTTTGGAAGTTGGTTGAAAGCCCAAGCTTCAAACTTATTACCAACAATGATTGAATAAGCCTTTAACCGACCATAATCAGAAGCACTATTCCTACCACGGACATACATCTCTTCTTCAAGAGTATAGCCTTCTTCCCTTAGTTGATCTGCTAATAGCTCTAACTCTTCACCCTTAGCCCATTGATGTTCTTCTAATAAATCTAATTCGATTTGTTCATCAAGAGATAAGCCATGCTTTAAATGGAATGCAGTAGCTTTTTGTTGATCACGATCCCAGTTTCCTCTTTGAATAGTCTGGATATTGGCAAAAGCTTTAGGTGCTAAGTCAGTAAGTAAATGCTGTACCTCAGCAGCTTTTGCTTGTTCTCCTCTCTCCTGTCTTCTGAAATTATCTTCAAAGATTCCAGCATTTACCTTGAGTGCTCTTTCTCTTGTATCTAGAACTTTATCCTCAATGTAAATATCTCTAAGATTCGCTTCCTCTGTTTTCTGTATTCTTTCAAGATTGGCTTCAGCTGTTAGATCCCTTTCTCTACGCTCTCTTTCAGCTTCCTTTAAGTTAGCTATGTTTTGATTGTCGTCTTCCCGCATACGGGTTAACTTTGCGTAGCCAGGATCTATATTGCTAAAACCTTTACCGACTGCTTGCAGTTCGGGTGTGATTTTTCTTCTAGACATTGGTTATTTTGTTGTTGAACCACCGTAAGTTGATGTTGTATAAGTACTAAACCCTGCACTAGCTGCACTAGCTATCGTGCTAAACATACTTGGAACTTGTTGGAAGGACACACCTTTAATAGGCTTAGGTCCAAAGTCAAATTCCTCTAATGCTCTAGGTAGTATTCGTTCAGAAATCGGTGTCTTTAATGGTTTTAGTGGGTCTGGTGCTTTAGTAGGTCGTAACATACGTTGAGCATCAGCTTGAGTCATAAAGGTTCTTAGCTGCATACGTGACTCACGATCAGCACTGACCATGTTTCTAGTTAATATTGCTAGTTCACTTCCAGATTCAGCTATCTGAGACTGCATAGCTTCGACTGAACTCATACCAGTCTGACCTTTAGCCATCATCTCACTTTTTAATCTTATGCTCTCAAGTATTCTGTCTTCATTCTGATAAGCAAAGTTAGCTCTAGTCTCTTCATCTCTTATTCTCTTCTGATCTCTCGCTTCTCCTACAGCTCTATGATATAGGCTTTCGGATTTACGAAACTGACCCATCTTTGCTTGATGTTCGTAGTTAGCTATCTTTAATTTCTGCTGATAATTCCTTAGATTATTCTTATCTTTAAACTCAGCTAACTTTAATTCATTACGAGCTGCAAGTTGAATCTGTCTGATCTGTTCATCTCTATTAGCAATGAGACGGTCCTTACCAAACTCCCATCCAGGTAGATCGTACTCTTCGTACTTTTTCTTTAGGAATGCTTCTTCTCTATTACGTGCTTTCTTAGCATCACTTCTAGCAGACATACCTCCTAAGAAGTTTAGACCTGCTGAAATACCAATTGCTGCTCCTATCCCAAGCTGCATTTCAATACCAGCTTCTTGCTTAATTCTGTCTACAACATGATTTCCAGGTAAACCTATCTGTGGCTCACCTGGCATACTCATATTAAATTGATCCATATCTTAAGTCCTCCTATAAAATCTCGGTGAGTAGTTTCCTTCCCACATCATCGAGTTCAGAGAGACGGGAAATGGTGAGTCATTAAAGACCCGTAAAGTAAAGTTCTTACTTCTTTGGTGTATTGGTAAGGTAAATATTGTTGTTTCATTTAGTGGTACGTCATCAGCTAAGTATGTGTTTGCAGAGGTTACAGGTTGTAGTTGATACCACTCGTCTAAGTAGATAAGTATTTTATCTCCTGTAGCTGGTGCTGAACTAAACCTTATCTCTGTATCACTTAAGAAGGTGAAAGCTGTACTGGTTACATTGTTTACCTTAACTTTAACTTGATCTCTATCTACATAGTCTAAGTCACCTACGTTCCAATTAAAGTCAGTAGTTGAGTTATCACCTGTGTATTCTCGCTTACCTGCAAACCTACCAGTAGCATTAAGTTTGAAACCTAATACACCTGATAGACCTACATCAAACTTAACTCTTGCAACTGTTAAACTAGCTGTATAGTCAACACTCTTACCGTCCTGATCGAGCTGGTAGTGGACCCGTGGGAGGGTTATATCGAAGTCATAGGCATAACCTACATAGACGTTGCTTGCAACGCTTGTGAGGTTCTGTCCAGGGACTATGAAGTATGTACCACCTGCATCTACTTCTGGGGTAATCGTGAATCCTGAGTTATTAAATGTACCAGCTGCAGTTGTACCAGCAACGATCAAAACATTCTTCTGATCAGGTAAGTTTGCATAAGGTAGGTAACATTTAGATAAATCATTAGCTGAGTCATAACTGACAGAACTTGCTTGTGCATATAAGTCCATACAAGGGTTGATCTTCTGACCCTGTGCATTGGTTATGATTGCTACCTCTGGACTCTGAGTTAGGTTTGATTTAGATAGTGTGTATTGATTACCTTGTTTAGTAACACAGAACATGTCATCCTGATCTAAAGCTAGACCCTGAACAGTTCCAGGTAAACTCCACTTAAACCAAGACTCCATCAATAGTTCTTTACCATTTGAGTAAGTCTTGTAGAAGAAGATCTCATTACTTGCCTGACTAGACATAGCAATGAACTCATTCTGAATACTGGCTACAAGTGTATCTACATCAATTGTTATCCACTCATTAACTACACGACCTATATCTAGAATGTCTGGACTCTCACCTAAACCTTTAGTTGTCATAGCAAACACCCTAACGAAGTTAGGAGTCTTACTAATGAAGTTCATGTGAGTACCAATGTCTATTGGCTCAACATCATCACTCATCTCCATGTTAGAGATGGGAGCTATCTTTGCTGACTCTCCAAATAACTGACCATTCTCTTGTCCATACAGTAGGAACTGTTGGTTCTTAGCAAACAGTACTAAACCCTGTCTGAATGGTTTTACTGAGAATAACTTACAAGGTCTAAGTGATGCACAGTTTAAATCTATACGATCACCTGCTGTATATCCTCTAGCTGTAATCCTATAAACATCAAATGGATTCTTAGACTTACTAAGGATCACATTATCTTCTGATAAGAAACCCATTCTATCGTCATGAAAGAATAGCTTCTTAATTGTCTTACCGACAAAGGAAGGGTGTGAGTTTGTTAGGTCAGTACCTACTTGTCTGTCTACCCAAGGTATAACCTCAAAGTCAAAAGTATTAGTACCTGTATTAACTAACCTGTGAGGCATAGTTGTGGCTACTAAACCTGGAGATACGTTCGGGGCTAATCCTTCTTTCCAGTAACCACTACCAGCTGCACTGTTATCTGCTACAAACTTTGCATAGTAATCATCAGTGGTATCTCTAGTACCTTTATTAATAGCAACTATGTGGTTATGGAATGAGTTAGGAGGTAAAGAACCAGCGTCTAAAGCATAATCCTGATAGACCACTAACCTCTTATTATCAGCACCGCCTTTAGCCTCTAAGGTGAAAGGTGTTCTAGTATTGCTAACTACATAATCTAACTGTAGTTGGTTAGCATATTTAGTAACTGTTAGTCCTGTTATATTCTCTGCATTTACCTTGGTCTCAAGAGCTGTTAATAAAGTTTCGTAAGTATCAGTAGCTGTTGATGTGTGAGATATAACACGAGTAGTACCTATAGATGTACCACCTAACTTGATCTCAAATGGTTGACTTTGTATTGAAGTCTTACCCTCTGGGAGTGTGCTAACTAATATCGTTCCTCTACTACCTGCTACGAATGTTGGAGCTGCCTGTGTAGTTACAACTACTTTGTCATTAGTGATGAACGTAGCTGCGTCTACAGTTAGTACATCATAGTTTGACTTAGCTCCTGTTAAATAACTATGTGCTCCTATAGCTGAGTTAGTTGCCTTATCTGTAACTGTACATACTGCTCCTGTAGCAGCATTCCATACATGGATTGTACCGTTAGTACCAGATGCTTCAGGTGTAATACATCCTATGTATTTATTAGTAGAATCTCTATTGATATAGAACCACTTGGCTCCATCTAATTGAGTACCACTAAAGTCTGTACCACCTGCGTTCTTTAATTTAGATATAAACTTAAATCCAGGTCTCTTAGTTAAGCCTAGTGTTACGTCTGGAAACCCATTCAAACACTCTCTTACCTGACCTGGAAGTTTCTTACTATCTGCCTGTTTAGATACACCACTTAAGTAGTTGGATATCTTTTGTGTTACTGCTGCCATTATCTAGTAAGTGCTTGATATGGTTGATAACTAATGTAAGGGTGTGATCCATCAGCTTTGCCAAAGAATGAATAATCACCTTGGCTTGTTTCATACTCAAGTGCCATAGCTCTCATGTATGCCTCCTTTTGTTGGAGCATTTGGTATTGGGTGTTATCTCCAATGATCCGACTAGAGGTAATGGAGGATGCTCTAGCTGTTATGTAATCTTGTATAGGACGTGGTAAATCTACCCAGTCAAATAGCCATACTATGTCGCAATCAACTGCTCCATCTGTCCATTGATCTGTGTGATGTTCCTTGTCATATAGTTTTCCGTTTCTTCTTATCGCATGTTTGTCATCTGCATGAGACCTACTAAGGTCTATCTGCAATATGTTGTTTGCTATCAAGATCTCATTGTTTGAGTCTGGTGTCATCTCATAATGGGCTTCCTTATTAAAGGACCATCCTTCACTTTGAACTTCTCTACTAACTTCTAAAAGTGTTTGATAAGCAATCGCAACGTCTGGGTTGGTTTCATCCAAAGTAGTGACAGGTGCCTGTCCACAAGCCATCAGGATTTGATTTATTGCAGGTAATTCTTGAGCAGCATTAGTGGTAGGG